CTGGCTTTGAAATTGATTGCTGTTCTCTTGATTGGCATAAGCGAATAACAGCCTTTGCCAACCTTGTAGCCGCCAAGGAAAGAGAAGCCTGTGCAGTGTTGTGTGACGCAGAACAAGAAGGTGAGGGATTGTGGTATGGGTGCGCGTTGTACTTGGCTGAGAAAATCAGAGCCAGAGGAGAACAACATGGGTGATGTGGGTGAAGTATTCAACGAGTGGAAAGCATACAAGAAAGAGCGTAAGCAACGACTTGGGATGCCATGCCCTGACTGCACTGTGCGCTTGCCGAAAGCTCAACCAAAAATTCTTATGCCAAACCAAAAATGTTGGTGCGGCTACGTTGATAAACGAGCCAGAGGAGAACAAGCATGACACATAAAGCATTGCTTAGACAGCTTCAGATCAGTTGCCTTGGGCTTGATGCTGTTGACCCCCTGCGCCTGCTTGTTGACGATGTGATTGCGGCATTGGCACAGACAGAGCGCACATGGGTAGGGCTGACAGATGAGGAAATCAAAAAGATAGCCAAGAAGCACAAATGGCACGAAAGTAATGTTGCACCTCATTTGATGCCTGTATACAGGTCACTTGAAGCCAAACTCAAGGAACTCAACACATGAGCTTTAGAGAATCAACAATCAAATACCTCAAGGAACTGGTGAAACCAAAACCCATCAGGGAGATCATCGAGAAAGAAATGCGCGAGGCGATCATCAAGAAGCTGGAGGCTGAGTCGGCAGTCGAGTACGCAAGGTCAATCGTCCAGTACAACCAACAACGTATTGAACGCTTGGAGAAGCGCCTGCATGAACATCGGGGGGAAGAATGATCTTTGACCGACTACTTGTCGCCGCCGTTTGTGGTTGGTTGGGCGTGACAGGTTTGTTGCCAGCCACAGTAGAACCACCAAAGCCTTTGACCCCAGCGCAGTTGCAGATAAAGGCCAAACAGAAGTCAATCAGCAACGTGTGCAAGGGCAAGAGAAAGAGTCAGACCGTAAAAGATTTGTGTAGAAGATGGGAGAAACAACAAAATGCTTGAAGCAATCAGAACATTCTTTGGCAGGGTGCGTGGGCAACACCGAGAAAAAGAAACCGTGGTAGTTGAGGGGCAACTGTGGCGTTGCACCAAGTGCCATTTAATTTTTACAACCAAGTCCGCAGGAGAACAGCATGACTGCCGTGAGCGCATTTAATTGGAAAGAATATACAGATCAGGAACACGCCAAGAACGGCGACCCGTTCAAGACAATCAAACGCAACGCGGTCATCAGCGCAAACGTAACCGAGGGCATCCACAGGATACGTGAGAAGAACCCAAGCCACGGCACGATCTTCGGGATAACCGAGAAGAACATAAGCACCAGAGCGCCAGACATGATGGAGAACAAACGTGCCAAGACCAAAAAGTGAACTGACAGGCGTGTCTGTGAACATCGGTGTGCGCCTGATACCCGCGCACTATGCAGAATGGAAACGCTTGGGTGGCCCCAAGTGGTTACGCAAAGAACTATCAAACAAAATAAAGGAGAAGCGAGATGGACAAACACTTCAACGGAACGAGGGCTGACGACTTGCAAGTCAGCGGCAATCATTACAAGGACATGGCCATACAGCCGTGGGAACTGATGGAGGCGGTGCTGACGCATGAGGAGTTCGTGGGCTTCCTCAAGGGTAACGTCATCAAATACGCGATGCGGGCTGGGCGCAAGGATGGGAGCGATGACCTTGGCAAAGCGCGGCACTACATGATGAAGCTGGCGGAGGTACAAGATGGCACTGACTCCTGAAGCCAAGGTCAAGAAGCGCGTCAAGGAGATGCTTGACAGCATGGGGGTGTATCACTTCTCGCCTATGCAGAATGGCATGGGGCGGGCGGGCATCCCTGACATCATCGGTTGCTTGGACGGCTACTTCATAGCCATCGAGTGTAAAGCTGGCAAGGGCACGACCACCGCCTTGCAAGAGCGCGAGCTTAATCGGATACTGAACGCAGGTGGCTACGCACTTGTGGTCAACGAGAAGAACATCAACCAACTACAGGAGATCACAGAATGGATCAAGAACAAGCAATAGACCTGTTGCTCAAAGCAATGTCGGAAGAAGAGAAGACGCACTTCAAGACCACGGTGTTGAAGCTCCTCACATGCTACGGCCCCAACGCAAACCAAGCGGTGCTCATCCTCAAGAACACAGGCGAAGACCGCTTGGAAGTAGCCACCATGAACCTAGACGAAATGGAGGCAGCGGAAGTCATGATCGAAGCCAATGATTTTTTCGGGTTCTTAAACACTATCGACGCTCCCCCTAAAGAGGCATTCAATTGAGTAAACCATTTGAACGAGCCATCGTGCTCGACTTTGAAACATCGTGGGGTCGAGCTGTAAAGCTAGGCTTCTCTTGCCAAACGATGGAGGAGTACATCCGCGACAAACGCTTCAAGGCATGGGGGCTGTCTTGGAAAGAACTGGGCGGCGATGCACCCGCAGTATGGGTAACACGCAAAGACTTGCCCGCCTTCTTCAATTCAATCGACTGGAGCACCACAGCAGTTATGGCGCAGAACGCTGGCTTCGATGTGTCGATCATGGAGTGGCACTACAACGCACACCCTGCGTTCATCATGGACACGCTCTCTATGGGCCGCGCACTGCGTGGTGTGGAGGTGGGCAACAGCTTGGCCAAGCTGGCCAAGGACTTGGGGTTGCCGCCCAAGGGTGACGGGTTGTCGCCATCCGAGAACATACTGGACGAGTTGCCTGAACATGTTGAGCGTGAGCTGGCCGACTATTGCCGCCATGACACATGGCTGTGCGAACAGATTTTCTTTGGGCTTGGTGGATGGGACTACCCCAAATCCGAACTGCGTCTGATCGACATGACGCTCAAGATGTACACACGACCAACGCTTGAGCTTGACAGCAAGATGCTTATCAAAGCACTGACAGAAGAAGGAGAACTACGTGAAGGACTATTACAAAGGCTCGGCATACAAGAAGCTGAACTCGCATCGAACCCGAAGTTTGCTGACGTACTTCAAAGCCTCGGGGTTACTCCCCCGACTAAGGTCAGTAAAACTACCGGCAAAGAAGCGTTCGCTTTCGCGAAGAATGATGCCCTCTTCCAAGCGCTGCTCAACGGTGAACGTGAAGACGTTGCCCTCCTTTGTGAAGCACGCCTTAAAGTTAAATCTACAACCGAACGCACAAGGGCACAGCGTTTCCTCGACATCAGTCAGCGCGGCAAGTTACCAGTTCCGTTATCGTATTACGGTGCTCTCTCGGGTCGCTGGACAGCGGCGAAAGGTTCAGCAATCAACATGCAAAACCTCAAGCGAGCATCCGAAGAACGCCCCTCTTTCTTACGCGAAGCGATTATGGCTCCCGATGGCCACCAACTCGTTGTGGGCGACCTCTCGCAAATTGAGCCGCGAGTGCTCGCGTGGCTGGCTGACTATGCAGACATGCTCGACATCTTCAGGGCTGGAGGTGACCCTTATGCGGCCTTCGGTAGCCAGATGTTCAATATCCCCGGTCTCACCAAAGAATCCCATCCTGATCTGCGGCAGTCGGCAAAGAGCGCGTTACTGGGCTGTGGCTATGGACTGGGTTGGGCTTCATTCGCTTCGCAACTCCTCACAGGTTTCCTCGGTGCACCGCCTGTACGGTACGAAAAAGCCTTTGCCAAGACGCTTGGCGTAGATCAGGCCTATGCCCAGAAGTTTGTTGACTGGGAGGACAACGTGGCCAAGATGCTGGAGATTCCCCACACCTGCACCGACCAAGAGCTACTGACCCACTGCCTTGCGGCCAAGAAGATCATTGACATCTACCGCGCCACTGCCCACCCCGTTGCTACCTTCTGGGACATGTGTTCTAACCTGATCGAGTCCAGCCTGTACGGGGGTAAAGTCTTCCAGTACAAGTGCTTGACCTTCAGCAAAGAACGTATAGAATTACCCAATGGGATGAGCTTGCTCTACCCACAGTTGCGACGCGAAAAAGATGACAAAGGTAGGAGCCAGTGGGTATACGGGCCAAACGCTACCAAGCTGTATGCAGGGAAAGTGACGAATAACGTGACGCAGGCCGTGGCGCGTATTGTCATGACCGATGGAATGTTGAGGGTATCGAAGAAGTACCCAATCGCAGGGACAGTGCACGATGAGCTGATCGCCGTGGTGCCTGACGATGAAGTTGTTGACGCTAAGACTTGGGTCTTGGCGCAGATGACTATGGAGCCGAAATACATGCCGGGGATTCCTCTGGCCGCTGACGGTGGTGCGCACCGTAGGTATGGACTTGCTAAAAAATAAGGAGAAGCAATGGTAGAAGATCACATACATGAAGGGCTTGCAATAGGTCACGCCAGAGCAAACGATGCCGCCGCACACGCGGGAGATAGCTGGGTATCAACAGCTATTGAAGCGTTCAGGGCACATGCTATCGGCAACCGCTGGTTTACAACGGAGCAAGTTAGGCAAGCGTACCCCGACCTGCCTGAGCCGCCTGACAAACGTGCATGGGGTGCAGTGCCACGCCTTGCACAGCGAGAAGGAATTGTCGTGCCACATGGTTGGGTACGCGCCAGCAGCCCGACAGTGACGGCATGGTAGTGACACTGTGGGAATCGAGG